TTAAATCAAATCAATTTTTATTTGGCGATCCTTGTTGAAAGTTATTTCTTTGACGAGTGATCGCCAAAATTGTTTTCTTTCGGATACGGATAAAGTTTCATAATGCTCATTCAAATTTATGTCAGCAAATTTTGCATAAATGCTTGTTTCGATAGTTGGAACTTCAATCTTTTCTATTTTCTCTAGTTGAGATACCAGAGAAGCGCGATCTTCTTTGTATTCGTCAAGACCGATAATTTCATTTAAGTAAGCAGCCTTTAAACGTTCAATCTTATTTTCTAATGCTTGTTGTCGTTTCTGTTTTTCGTTATCGTTATTTTTCTTTTGGTTTATACTATTAACTTTTTGTTTAAGTAAAATAGGAATTTCACTTAGGAGATGTTCCTCCAGGATGTGCTCTTTTAAAACTTTAGTGTTCGAACATTTAGGTACCTCATATGCATACCGACAATTATAAATTGATACATGGGGATAACGGGTTCTAGTGCCGTCTTTACGTTTTGCAGAATAATAAGCTTTTCGACCAGAGTTCATTTTTCTACCACATTCCTCACAGACTAATAAACCGCTAAATATATACTCATGTTTCGTATTAGATTTTTTGTTCATTTTAATTTGTCGATTAACAGATTCAAAAAGGGCTTTGCTTACTATCGGTTCATTATAGTTTTCATTATCTCTAAAAACCCCGATGTATTTTGTGTTCTTAAGGAGTTCTCTAATGGTCTGCGTGTTTCGTTGTATGCCAAATTCTTCGAGTAAGTACTTTGATGTCTTGTTTAGGTTCGCGTGTTCGTCATAAAATTCAAATATTTTTTTTACTATAGGAGCTTGGTCATTTGGTACAAGTTTTTTATTTTCGATAGAATAGCCTAGTGGGGTTGTACCAGAAATAACTTCTCCCATTTTAACTTTATTATTAAATACCGATATCATACGTTCAGAAGTCATTTGTGCTTCTAGTTCTGCGAATGACATAACCTGGTTAATGAATGTTTTGCCGTATGCTGTTGTTGTGTCGTAATAGGGTTGAGAGACGGCAAGCCAGTTTACTTCATGTTTTTCAAGGGTATCTTGAGTGTTGAGGTAATGCTTAAGCGATCTAAACCATCGATCGAGCTTAGTAAACAAAATTAGATCAATTTGATCATTCCTAACATCGTTCAAAAGCCTCGTAAACTCATCACGTTCAAGCTTTTGTCCGCTTATGCCATCATCGACATAAACGGAATGAATGATGATATCTTTTTGACTTTTTACATATTCGTTTAAAGTATCTTGTTGTTCCCGCAGGCTATCGCCAAATTTAGCTTGCTGGTCACTTGATACTCGTATATAAAGTGCAGCTCGTTTCATTTTTAGTCTCCGTTTCTAGTTTATTGAGTATGCCAATTATATCACCAGTAAGTAAAACGATTCAATATAAAAAGGAAGTAAGTTTGGTCATCTTGTTTCAATAGAAACGATTTGTTATACTGGATAAGGCAACTCGCCGCGAAAGCGGGGTGATGAATGTGTATGAAATTCTTTCATTGGTTATCGCGCCTTTATTTGTAGCTTTAGTGACTACAATAGTTTCTCATTGGTTAGATGAGAAAGACGATAACTAAAGCGGGTTGTCGCTAACCCACACGCTTGTTGTCGCATCAAGCGAAAAAATAAACCCACTCTATTCGTCGTAGAGTGGGTTTTGTGATGAATGTAGAAATTCTTTCATTGTCGCAAGAACAGTATACCATATCTGAATAGGTAGATTCAAGAAAGGAATTAGATCAGTGTTGAAGAATAGGCAGAGACTACTTAATTGATTCCTTATACTGTTCATACTCTTCCTTATCGATGTAAAACTTGTGTTTACAATTCTGACAATTAACAGAAAATCTTTTTTGTAGAAGCGGGAAAAGAAAAGAGCTTATCATCATTAGCGCGCCGATAGGCATAACTATAAACCATCCGATAAACGGAATCCAAATTCCAACACATATCAAGATAAATCCAAAACCGGCAAAAGCACAACCGTTAGCGCCGGATGTAGTTACTTGAATAGCATTGCTTCCACAATTTTTACAGACAATTACTTTTTGACCTTCCATAAAACAACCCCACAATCAATATTATATTTCAAACAATTTGATTATATCATTATTTCATTGTGTAACTCAACTTAAAAAAGAAGCGAGTAAAAACCGCTTCTTTAATCTTCTTTAAATATAGTGATAGGATGGATATCATCCCATAAGGAAATCCCACTGCCTTTTTGATGTGTTAACGATCTGACTTCTTTGTTAATATCCTCTACTACAGCGTGATCACCAATATCTTCTAATGTGTGGATATAATGCATGATCTTTTCGTGGTATTTTGCATTTCCGGTTTCTAAGTAATCTAGTAAGTTTTGCAAATATTGTATATGCATTCGATAGTTATAATTCACTAGCTCAACGTCCTGCATTTTAGCTAACTCAATATATTTTCTTGCTGACTGAAACTCTCCTTCGTACAACATAGCAGTAATTAAATTTCTTGCAATATTGTACGCAAATACTTTAGTTTTGCGCGATCGTTTATTTTCTTGTTTTATCGGGAGAGCTTTATGTATTATCGCATTCGCTTGTTCCGCAGATAGTAAAGAACTGATATTCAGTAAAATGTTATAGTCATAGTAAGTTAAAAAAGACCTATTAGATATATAATTTACAATATCATTGACTTCGTCCCTTTTTAGTTGCTCAACTTCCTCCCAATGAACACCGAAAAATCGTTTGATTGCAATTAGATTTGAGTAACTAGTAAGCGACAAATTATTATCAGATATATAAAGGTTGTAATATGATAATAATTGCTTTTTCTTTGTTTGATTCTCTGGATGACAACCACAATAATTAAATAGCCCAATGAATCTCCGTTGTTCGTAGTCAACATCCGAAAAAGCTATAAACTCCTCTGGCGTAATACATAAACTTTCAAGAGTTTGCTGAAGACTTCCGAAGTCCATTGATTGTTTACCTGATTCTATTCTTGAATAAACAGAAAGGCTCATATCAGAAGGGAGAACTTCTTTTTGTTTTTGCCTATTATTTTTTCTGAAAAATCTTAAAATTTCGCCTGTTTTCAAGGTTTCACCTCCTTAATTTTCATTATAGCAAAAATATTTAAAGAAACACACATTTTTTTATTAACGAAATAGAAATCTGCTAATAATTTCCTATAGTGAAAATACGTGGATTTTACCTTTTCTTTTGATCTTCAATTTGTTACATTATGGGTGTAATTAAAACGTCTACGTAATGTTTGGTGTTTTAATTGTTAGTAGGAATGTCCAAGAAGGGGGTGCAATAAAATGATGTCATTGCTATTCGGATTAATCGGTTATGGATTTGTAGGAGGAGTATAAAAAAATACTCTGATATCTTAGGGCGACTAAACCAAAATAAGATATCAGAGAATTGCCTATCTTAGTGATAAGCGTTGAACAACACTAGTATAACAAACTAAATACTAATTATCACTAGAAATATTCTATAAGATTTAAAATATAATCTTTTTGTAATTCACGAATAATAAATTTTTCGATCAATCAAAAGGAGCAGCACTTATGGAAAATAAATCGAATAAAGTCAAAGTTGAGACTTATAAAAAAGCGATTCTAGAAATAGTTATTGAAATAAAAGAACCGGAAGAATTAGAGAAAATTTATAATTATATTTTTAGGAATATGAAAAGAGCTGGCAAATAATGTCAGCTCTTTTCTTTGTCATTTTTTACAATTTCATCGTATGTGTCCATGATTTTTTCCAACGCAAGCAGCTCTTCTTCACCTAACTTTAAAAATGTTTTAAACAAGTTTTTGTGAAATTCATTTTCTCCGTACATAATCTTTTCAACTGCAACTTCAATCTCATCGTCTGATTGATGAAACATTTCCCCTTCGCCAGTTGTCAACCAAATGTAATCAACATTGAATTGTCTGCATATTAGTTTTATAGAGGAATCAGGAATCTTTCTTCGCCCGCTTTCCCAATTACTGATTGCGGACTTTGTAACACCTATTAAAGTTCCAAATTTTTCTTGATTATACCCCAGCTTTTTTCTTAATTGATAAATACGCTCGTTCATTTCGATCACCTCCTAAAAACAATTAAAACATATATAGTTTTCATTGGCAACTTTTTTATTGACAATATCGCCAACGTGTATTATATTGTTATCAACGAAAACGAATTTGGAGGTGAGAGTATGAATAAGACTAAGGAAGAATTACAAGATCGTGTAATGAAGAAATTCGTTATTTCAGATGATCCAAAAAAATCTTTCATTACAGGATACATGATTGGTGTTGCTGAACAAGCTGCAAGGTTGGAGGCAGAGAAAGAGAAACATAAACAATCTGCATGAGGAGGAAATGCGATGTGGCGCACAAATGAACCAAGAAAATGTTCAAACCCTTTTCGATACAGTTGCTAGAATTTTATCCCGCGATAGCGGGGGGATCAAAGAGTAATTTAACAAATAGCAAGGAGTGGGAAATATGTCTAAAACAACGTTTGAAATCAGAGGGGAACCGAGTGTAGAAGCACAAAGAAAAGCTTTGAATATTTTAGCTAAAGCATACGGAAGACGACATGGAGTAGAGCTTACTCTTACATTTGAAGATGAAAAGCCAAATAACGTTGAAAAAGCAAAAAAGTGAACCAGAACGAGAGAGAATAGCGTAGGAGGAAAAACGATGAATGCATTAGAAGAAAAGTTCCAAGAAGTTCGTGCAGGAGTATACGCCTTAGTGAGTCAATTGGCAGACGAAGCGATGAAGGATAGCAAAACGTTTCATGAAGCAATTGGGAAAGTAAGAAGTTTTAAATGGAAAATAGTAGGAGCTGAAGGAAATTTCATTATCGAGCAAGCCATTCTATTGATAGAGAAAAGGAGCTTGGGAGCTGAGATAAAAACGACAGAAAGGTTATGTAGTGAAATTCAGAAAACCCCCTCAGCTATTACAAGTAGCCAAGAGGATACACATAGCGTATCTGTGGAGAATGATAAAGATTTAGAAAAACTTAATAGAAAAATCTAAAGTTGTTTCTCATTTATCAATTCAGTAAAAAGACGATGGACTAATTGGACAGAATATTGAATACTCTTTTCGCGAAAGTACGAACCTGCAGAAATAGGATCAAGCATTCCGTTTTCATCGGTGTAAGGATCTACATCTGCTCTTAGATCTTCGGTAGGCAATACAGTGTCTTTATCTAACTCGTCAACGACTTTTGAGAAGATTTTATCGAATTGCTGAATTTCCATTAAATCACCACCTTAATTTATTTCAACGGACCACTCGCTGATAATGAAAGTATATCAAAGCAAGAAATGTTTAACAACATCATGAAAATTTAAAGGAGGAACAAAAATGAACAGCAATGATTTACTGAAACAAACGCATAGCGCAAATCATAAGGAAAAAGAGCCTATCGATGAAAAAGAACTTTCGATAACAGAAAGGTTAAATACGATTCAAGAAAAAATCTTAAAGAGTATAGATGAGATAAGTAACAAACTAAATGGGAATCCCATCGTAAGATATTCAACAATTTCCCAAGGCATACAGATTTATTCGGAACTAGAGAAGTTAAGAGATATGGAATGTGCATCTCCAAACCAGAAAGTATTTGGCAACTTACGTGTCGGCGGGGTGGAAATTTCACAAAAAGGAATCGGAGTGAAAAAGGGAAGCAGTGAACTTGCTGAACCAATCCTAGAAGCTAGAAACATTATGTCAGGAACTTTGAAAGCTATCGACATAAACGAAAAACTAGACAAACTTTCTGTATTAGGAACGATTGATCGCTACGCTGCTGAACAAGCTGAGGACCGCATGAAAAAAGCTGCTCAAATTTCAGACAGTGCCGCTCAATTCAAAAAGTTCATTACAATCGATCGCTTATGGGAAAGTGCGACGGGCGAAGTAGAACGGATGTTGGAAATCGCTGTTCAAAACAAAATCGAAGAAATGATCACAAATAAAACAGATTCGGATAAATCGAAAAATGATGCATTAAACGAACTATTCGAAGAATACAAACTAAGCGAGGATGACTAAATGGAAATCAAACTAACAATGGATATCAGCAGATTTACATCGAGCATAATCAACGGAATCAAAGAAAGGCTTGTTTGTGAAGCTGTAGATATCTTAAACAATGATTTTAAAGGCGGAACGATTCTAGAATTCAGAAGCTACGCTTTAGATGAAATGAAAAAACAGAATGTCGGAGAATCGGTAAAAAATGAAATCATGAAAGAAATCAACTATCGTGTCGAATCCATGCAAATAACTGAACTATCACGTCCAGCAACCAAGAATAAAGGAGAGGTATAAATGAAAACACTGAGTAAAAAAGGAAATTTAATTTTAGCGATTGCCTGCATTTTCGGAGTTGGGATGCTGTTGGGATTATTCATACCACCAGTAATTGTTTCAATATACGGATTGTTGATTATGGCCGGCGGGCTGTTCTTAGCTTTCTTAATCTATGCGAAAGATTTTGATAAGAAACAACGATCAAAAATCACGACGATTTGCATGATTCCACAATATAGACAGAATAGAAAAATGTCTGTAGAGGAGTTAGCAGAACGAGTGAATGTATCGCCAGCAGCGATCAAGTCTATTGAAGAAAATAAATATTCGCCATCCTTTGAACTAGTTCAGAAAATAGCGGATGAGTTCAATGTTGCACCAGGTAGTCTGTTTAAAAAGGCAGAAGAAAATAATAGAAAAGGGGGTTATGTAGATGGACGTAAGATCGTATAACGAAAAATATTTAGGGGAAAAGAAACCGACTCTGTGCCCACGTTGCGGTATTTCTACTTTGGATAAAACACCGGCAAGAAATTCAGTATCAAGACATGAAGAAGGTATTTATATTTGTTCTTCTTGTGGGACAGATGAAGCAATGAGGGATTATTCAGGCACAACTTTAAATATCGATCAGTGGGTTGTTACTCATTGGTAATAAAAAACAACCTAACAGAAGGGAAGTTTCCGTCAGGTTGCTAATATAAATACTCTACAAACAAATTTTATCACAGAAAAGGAGAAAAAGAAATATGAAAGAAAACACAGGGATCAAGCTGCTTGTAACAGGAGCGGTAGTTATAGGGCTAGGAGTAGTCGGAGCATTTAAGTTTTTCGAAAAAATCGATAATGGCTATGTGGGTGTTCGATACTCCATGAATGGTGGTATTAAAGACAATACATTATCACAAGGAGTTAAATTTGTCGGTTTAGATAAAGTGATCCAATATCCGATACGTTTGCAAACGATTCAGGCAAAGGATGTATCTGTTTCAACTTCTGACGGTAAGAAAACTACCGTAAATATCAAATATGATTACAAGGTAGATCCTACGAATGCTTCGAAAATGTACAAGGAATTCGGAAATATCACATCCGAAGACATTGAAAAAGGTTGGCTAAAATCTAAGCTGCAGAAAGAAGCGCGAGAAGTGTATTCAAAATATAGTCTGTTAAATGTTTTATCCGGCGATTCTTCAAAAGTAGAAGCTTCTTTACTTGAAAATTTCTCAAAAGCAGTAGAAGCGAAAGGTTTTATTGTTGAAGATGTGACCGTCGGAGTACCGGAAGTTGACAGCGAAACACAAAAATCAATCGATGGCATCATCCGAGCTGGTCAAGACAATGAGAAAGCGAAGCTAGATGCGCAGACAGCCAAAACAAAAGCAGATAGCCAAGCTTATCAAAAAGTGAAGTCTGCAGAGGCGGAAGCTGATGCAAATAAAAAACTTTCAGAATCGATCACACCGGAATTGATCAACCTTAAAGAAGCAGAAGCCCGCTTGAAACATGGATGGGTTGAAGTGCAGACTGGCGAAGCAATTGTTGATGCTAAGAAATAGGTGATCATATGGGATTTTTCATTGGGAAAATACTTTTGATAATAGGGGCAGCGTGTATTCTTTACGGGATATACGCTTTCCTTAGAGCTAAAAATGACAATAATACTAACAATGATCAGGATGACTGGTCAAAATTTTAATTGAAAGGAGAAAACGAATGTCTAGAACGAGATTTTATGATTTTGAGGATGAGCAGCTTATCCAGGCTAAAAATAAAAAAGAAGCCATCGAAATTGGAGGGTACTCAAAAGATGATGAGATTCCATTCATAGAAGTAATTTCAGAACAACAAGCATTAGAAAGAGTATCGAAGTCAGGGATCGAAGGTGAGGATGAGCCGATAGGATTCTCCGAAGCGAAACGGATCATTGATGAAAATAAAAGCCGAGTATTATTGATTGATTCTTCTATGCTTTAAAAAGAAGGTGATCAAATGCGTGATCTATTGAGAATACCTTACCAATGCCCGAAGGAAGCAAGGCCATTGTGGGTTGAGATATACAAACAGGCAGCTGCATATTTTAAAGCAAATAATCTAAAGATAGTCAGAGAAGAACTAAGGGAAAACGGTATTCATTTTCATATCAAGCATCCTGTTAATGGAAATGTTATGTCTTACAGAGCAAAACTGGATCGTCTAACCAAGCTTGAATATATCGGCACGAAAAAAGATACGTGGCGAGATGTAGAAATATTGAAATTCAAAGTAAAAAAAGAAAGCCGCCTCGATGAACTCGAAACGGCAATCGATAAAAAATGACCCTGCGCTAACAAGGTCACCAGCTTTCAAGAATGAAAACTTACTAAAATTGATTAAGTAAATCATACCATTCTTAAAGGCTTTTTACAAGGTTAAAACGCTGTACTTTCGGCGTTTTATCGTCCTTGTATACTCTATTAACATTCTGACGGAACAAAAAAAGAGTAATGAAAATAGTCAAAAGGAGAATGGGCATGTTTATCAGAGAGAAAAGGATATCTTGTGGGTGGTATATGGAAACCGATTTGATCCCACGTACAGATAATGCAGAAAGAGCAGTAAGAGGGAAACGATCAAAAAAGAAAAGACTATCTAGACCATCGCAGGACAATCTCAATGATAAAAACTCCGCTAGATACTGTTCCTTGTTAGCGAATGGGAATTTCAGAAACAAAAAAGATTATTGGTTAACACTTACCTATGACCTCAAATATATGCCTAAGAATCAAGAGGAAGCTGAGAAGCAAGTTCGAAATTTCATTCGTAGATTAAAGGATCAGTATAAAAAAATAAAACAGGAATTGAAATATATTTTAGTCACTGAATATCGAGAAGATGAAGAAACAGGAGAACTTTCTCATTTTCACCATCATTTGATCATCAATGGAGTATTAAGCCGAGATGCTGTTGAAGATACCTGGTCAACAGGTAGAGGAAAAAAGAAAACTACACTCGGTCGAGCAAATTGTCAAATGCTGCAGTTCAGTGAAGAAGGCATTGCTGATTTAGCTCATTACATTTCAAAAAGTCGCTTTGGAAAACGTGGGCGAAAGAAATGGTCCAGCTCAAGAAATCTAAAGCGGCCATATATTCAATCGAATGATTATAAATTTACACCAGCACAAATTGAAGCAATGGCAGCATCAAATGATAACGGGGCAGATAAGCTCATGAAAATTTATGATCGATACTTCATCACGGAAATCGCTGCTAAGAATTACGATCAAACAGGTTGGCATCTATACCTTAGGATGTGGCGAAATAAAGAAGTGCCATGGGTAACAGAATATCAAAGGGAACAGATCCAAGAAAATAGAATCAAAAAGTTTTTGAATCAGAAAGAATAAAATCGATCGGAAAGGGGATTGAGAAAAATGCAAAGATTTACTTGGAATTATGAAAGGAGCAACAAGCGATGGCGGCCGGATGAAAATGAAACGCTAAAAAACAATGCCTTGTTTGATGTTACGAATGACATTGTAAATATAAATGAACTCGCGGAGATCCTAAAGCGATCGCCTGGAGCTGTAAAAGATCAAATTAAAAAACTAAGGAAAATCGATTTTTTGCCTAAAAAGAAATGTCGGCGTAAACGTTCAGCGTTTGTCTTTAGGTTAGATAATATCAACTATGATTCAAACGAAGCCAAAGCAGAAGCTAGAAAATTATTCAAGGAAGTAAGTGCTGCTGCAGAATATATCTATCAAAATAATTTGACCGTCTTAGCCGTCAGGCAAGGGAAAAAGAATGAGGACGATGTTTTCATTGATGTTCGTAACATGAACGGCCTTGAATCAATGATCAAAGTACAGAATGAACAAGCCTTTGTAATCCGTGGTAATATGCGGCACGGATGGAAGCTTGCCGCTACTTGGTAGGTGTAATTATGAACGAAAGAGAAGAAAAAGAACATCGAAGAAAGTTATTGTTGTATAACCTATATTTAGCAGAGCAAGGATTTCCTGGTGCTGATGAAATGGTCTGCAAAATTGGCCGCCAAATGAAGGAACCACTCGGAGCAAGAATTGAGGTCATATATCCAAACGGAGAAATCATGATCATATACGGACTGCCAAATGTACAGAAAAAATGCAGAATAGGCTGGTCGGTATTAAAAAGGATTTTAAAGAATGGGGAAGCTGACAGAAAAGGGAGGCGTTACAGATATGCCTAAAATTACAGATGAACAGTACGAAGTGATGAAAAAAACGCTTGGATTGGATAAGCGAAAATTCATAGTTAGAAATCAGTACATCGGAGCAAACAAGGCACTAGATGAATTAGTAGTTATGGGATGGGCTTCTATGCACACCGAAGATTACTTGATTAAGAAACCAACCTATTTTTTGTCAGAGCAAGCGAAACGATATACGTATGATCGATATTTGAAGGAGGAGACAGTAGATGGAAAAGATTGAGTATTTGATGAATAAAATTGAAGATTTAGGACATGGAAAGATTGCAGTGCACGTAAAAAAAGAGTTGCTTGATGAACTTGAACAACTAAGACCATTACTAATCAACCCAGCTATGGTACCGGAAGTTGTGGCAGATTTTATAGAAGGGGCCAAAGGGAGAGGTTTTTGTTTAACCGATTCTATTGTTGTGATGAAGTCAGAAAGTCGGAATGTATTAGAATGGTATAACCTAAATGTTAAAAAATACGAATCAGCTTATGTTAATGGCTGTACCGTAGAGAAAGAGCCGTTATATTATATACGATTGAAAAATACAAATCCGACCAACTCGAATCACTGTTATTTGTGGCTAAACCAAAGCACGAAAGAAGTATTCTTTGAAACGAAAACTTTGAAATGGACAAATAATGGAAATGTTAAAAATACATTCACCGAGAAAGAAATTGATGAAATATCTGATGGAGCCTTTGCCAATAATAAGGCTTTTGAAACTGTACCTGCGGAGGTTGAGAAAATATGAAATCTCATGATTTAAAAATAGAACATCAATATTTTGTTAAAGTAATTTGCGGATTAAAGACGTTTGAAATACGTAAAAATGATAGAAATTTTGAAGTTGATGACGTTCTTATTTTAAATGAAATAAACAGTGATTCTCAACTGACTGGAGAAATTTATCATGTGCAAATAACCTATATCACAGACTATGCGCAGCAAGATGGCTATGTGGTGATGGGGATTGTACCGATTGAGTGGTCAAGCGATTTAGAGGAGGAAGTAGAATGAAACTATACAGATATGAAAGTTCTAAAAATACCGGTGATTGGACCGAAAGCATAGGTCAAGCGAACAAAGAATACGAATCAGAAAAAGAGTATCTTATGGCTGATGAACCCGATGAAGACGAAACTGTAAAGTTAGTTTCTATTGAAATTTCTGACAGCTTGATATGGGAACTAGAAGACGAAAGTCAAGAAATAAAACAAGCGACAATCATGCATGATCCGGATATGTTAGACGAAGACCCTAGAAAAGAGGGGTACGATTTTGATTATTACGCCGCTTGGTCAGATGACATAGCGAAACGTAAGGAGGAAAGCCAATGATCTTATACCAAGTAACTAAAAACTTTGAAGATATCAGCAGACAGAAAACGGGCGAATGTTTTTCTTACGATAAAAAAGACTATGCTGCATTTGACGAAGAACCGACCGGAAATGCCATCAAAAATTATGGATTGATTAATCGGGTAGAGGGATCATCAGAAATGATCCTAAAATCAGTAAAGCCGACTAAGACATCGCCGGATGATAGAAAAGTTAGGGTATACCTTAGAAATTGGGATGAAAATAACCCTTGGGCGGTATTAACAGGCGGTGCAGTAAAAGGAAATACCAGCGTAAGAATGGAAGTAGACTATTTATTCGATTTTAAAGGTTTGAAAATAGTAGGTCATGAAACGTTTAGTGGTAAGTATAAAATTAGCGAGGTAATCAGCGGAGCATCGATTTGTGTCGAATCTACCAAAGAAGCAGCAGTCAAAAAGGCAAAAGAATTGCTTGATACTAAAATGCCAGATGACTATATAAAGAAAATAAAAGCGATCGCACCTTATTATGGTATGAGCTGTTTAATGACAAGCGCCGTTAATGTCGTCAGAGATAATACCTTGATGGGCAACAAACGATACATCAAAAAATATAACCGCAGAACACGTGGGAAGAAATTCGCATTCGGTAAATAAAACAAAGAAAGGAGTGGAGGTTTGCTGGCCAGCACTTAAAAAGCTTTTTACTCCTTTGTGAATATTATGGAAAATTGGACGATTGAGGAACACAGAAAAGAATTATTAGATAGAATCAACTATCAATACAGACAAATAGATGGATCGCTAAAATTTCCTAATTCGGAAGAAGGCGACTTTATTAAAATGGTTCATTGCTACTTGATGAAAGAGAAAGCAGCTGGTGACCAATGAAACGAATATTAAACTATCCAGGTAGTAAATGGAATTCTGCAGATATTATTATCGGGCAGATGCCAAAACATGAAACTTATGTCGAACCGTTTTTCGGTTCCGGTGCTGTATTTTTTAATAAAGATAAATCGAAAGTCGAAACAATAAATGATATGGATTGCCGAATTGTAAATTTCTTCCGTGTATGTCGAGACTATCCCGACCAGCTGGTCGATAAAGTATTGATGACACCGCATAGCAGGCAGGAATATTACAATAGCTATCAAGTGTCGAAAGACCCGATCGAAGATGCAAGGCGTTTCATGGTCAGGTGTTGGCAAGCCATAGGAGCTAAAACAAGCGATAGAACGGGATGGCGTTCTATCATCAATCCAAATGGGCCAGATACATCGGGAGATTGGGCGAAAGTTTGGTCCCGCGTTGAAGAAGTAGCCTACAGACTAAAAGGGGTGCAAATAGAGAATCAAGATGCTTTGAAATTGCTTGATAGATATAACCGGCCGGATGTTTTAACGTATGTTGATCCACCGTACTTATTAGAAACTAGATCAAAGCGGCTGTATCAGCATGAATATAGTATAAGTGATCATGAAGAATTGCTGGACCTTTTGACGAAGTTTAAAGGTAATGTCATATTGAGTGGCTATGAATCAAAAATGTATGAAAAAGCATTGATTGATTGGAATAAAATTTCTTTCGGTGTTCAGGCCGAAACAGGTGCTAAAAGAACAGAGGTACTTTGGATGAATTATGATCCACCTGGACAATTAAGTTTATTATAAAAGATTGGAGGCAATCAAATGAAAGAATGGAGCCAATTCGAGCAAACAATCATCAATACAAATCTTTGGTATCAGCGGCAAAAGTTAGGAGTTGTCGCTAAAATACCTACTGGCACAAGAGCAGTCAAAAATTATGGTAGTCCTATGTTCGTTCCGTCAGAAAAAACAGGATGTGACTTTATCGGACACCTAAAAGGCGTACCTGTTGCGTTTGATTGTAAAAGTACAGCAAACAAAACTAGGTTTAATCTATATAGCCATAACAAGCCGACTGTATCACCTCACCAAAAGAAATTTCTATTGGATTTTAAGGAAACAGGCGGTGCAGCGTTTCTGCTGATCCAGTTCAACCAGCTGCATAGAGTATTTCTTGTTGATATAGAAAAATTTATGACGATAGAAAGTCATATTCTTTCCGGTGGTGGCAAGAGTATTCCGTTGTCATCCTTTGAACCTTTTGAAGTAGCTGAACATTTATACTACTACGATTACCTCGAAAAAATGGAATCATTGGAGCTGATCAGTAATGATTAACAGAATATCGGTAGATGAAGCAGCGCTTGCTATTCAAAGCTTGTTTATGAAAAAGAACATCGTTAAAGGAAATCTAATACCGATCAACGAGAATAAAGAGCAAGCTGTGTTAGTCTTCGGGACCAAAAGCACAGGAGAATTGATTTTCAAGGTAGATGTATTCAAAAATATTTACTTTAGAAATAATTACGAATGGCAATTAATTAAAAATTAGGAGGAAAAGAAATGGTAAAAGTAGTAGTTGACGGAAAAGAAGTAGTCTATGGTCCTTTGGTTACAATAAGCAGATTCAAGGATGAAGAATGGTTCGCTATTTGTTTGCAAATGATGAAGGATGAGCGCCCTGATTTGTATGAAAAACGTAAAGATGATAAAGAATTTGTTCTTTGTATCGGGATGGCCATTGACCTCGAACAGAGGTATGAAGCGTTATTGGGATTGTTACCACAATCTGCATATTCTAAAGCAGGTACTCATCCTAAATGGGTAGCGGATGTAGTTGAAAGGAATACTTTGGATAAAAGAATTACTCAAGATGATATCAAAGAAATTTTGGATCAAGAACATTATGAGAGAGAAGATATAATTTCGGAGATCAAAGAATATTTGGAAATCAAAGAACCTTAAATTGATTATTAAAAAGTGGAGGTAAGAGGTATGGTAGGTTGGATAGTTTGTATCATTCCTATATGGATACTTGCAGGACTGAGTATTTATTTAATGTCTAGAGAGTGAGAGGAGAACATTATGAAGAAATCAACACTTGATTATTTAGAAAATGAAAAGAAGTTCAGAGGTCGTCTATTAAGTTATACAGTAATCGCTGGCTATCATGATTGTTTAGAGAAGCAGCATCTAAAAGAAATCGCTGATCAGCTAACCAAAGAAGGGTTCAAACCGGAAGAGTTTCGGTTGGTAGAAATACCTATTGATGGAGTTTATACAGTTGAACGTGCTAATGAAAGATCGGGCATCGATTTCTTTACCGCCGATTTTGTTAACGGGAAAATAGGATTTTCTTATACGACAATAAAATGTGACGCGGACGGATATAACTGTTTTCCTTGTGACACAATTAAAGAGTCAATAAAGTTAACAGAATGCTGATATGAAAGGACCGCAAAAAATGCTTAAAACTGAATTGGAATGGCAAGAAACAATTAAAAAAATCAGTGAAGCATCAAGAATATTTGGCGTTGAAATGACTGATTGGCAAATAGATGCAATGATGTATTCGTTTGAGTCACCAATGGAGATTGATTTAACGGAATTTGAGAAGTTAACAAAACCAAATTTAATATTAAAAGGTGATAAACGTAACGGAGCAATGAGCAGGCAACGAGCTTTTGGCAAGTTGTTTAGAGAGCGAGGGAAATGAATGACGACTTATTTTGTAATGATCTTTTTAGTCATAGTTTCATTCGGTGCTGGGGTTAATCTTGCCTTCAATATCGAGAGAAAGTTAATGACGAAAATCTTTGAAAAGTTAGAACAGCATTTAGATGATTGTTCAGACGCAACGTCTGATTTAATAAAGGTTTATAAAGATAATGAATACATCAGAGGGAGCTATGGAGCAGTGATTGGCATAAAGAAATATGTATTGGATATCAAGGAAATCTATCTTGATGGAAAGGGGTAGCATGAAGTCAACAAAAGAAATTACCATGGACCAGCTAAAACAGTTGGCCATGAATGACATAGACAAAAAAGTTATTATCTGTACAGGTGGCGAGCTAAGGATAGCTGATCTACCTGAACATGGAACAGCTGGTGTTAAGATTTCGGATAGCAAGTTCCAAAGAATGGAATACAATTTTACAACAAAATAATTGTCTGACCAGAAAGCTGGAGGGCACTTTAGTAAGCGTGATATGCGTTTGCTGAGGTGTCCTCTTTTTCTGTACATAGGAGGATGTCGGATGAAATACAAATATGCGGATGAGTTAGCGGCAGAATACAAAGAGGACTTAAAGCCAGTTCTTGCTGTACACAAATATCATAACGATCGAGCAAAGATTTATCTAAAATTAGCCAAAGAATGCGAAGAGAATCAGGAATGGGAAATGGCTGCTGAATTTTATACTGAGTATGAAGAATATAGAGCGGTAGCGAAAAGGTTGAGTCCTATTATCTCCGATACTAGATATTCTATCAAATGGTTGGAGACAGCGAAACAACCAGGATACAACAAAGAAATAAGTAGACGATCATATTATCAGCGGACAGAGCTTTGGGGAGATATTGATAGAGTATCAATGAAATATCTGCGAGAAGATTATGGACAATTGACAGATGAACAGTTAGCAGCGTTAGAGCGCTACATGTCTGTCTTGTCTCAAAGAGAAAGGGAATCGGTACTATCAGTAGTAGGAGAAGGAAATAGTTATACTTTGACGTCGGAATATTTAGGAATTAGTAGATCATCAGTTCAAGTATATGTAAATAGGGCGATGAAAAAACTTTTAAATCATTCTTGTCATACAGAAGCCACCTATGTATGAGAGGGCTAAATAATAGACTACTCACAAAAAATAATCGTCTATTGAATGTTTCTCTTGATAATCATGCTAAGTGGCGGAATAGGTAGACGTAAATACAAATCTATAGGGATTGCAACAGACGGTTGGCAGTCATGCGAGGGTTGAGCCTACGCGCCGAAAAAGTGGCACCAGTTGGAGAACGTATACTCAAACTATAGAGAATAAAGACTGTATGTGTGGTGCAAATCCACACCTTAGCAATTTAAAAGAAAGGCGGTGATCCTTAATGGGAGCAACAAAGAATGAATCAACAAATGAAAAGAATAATTTGGTTTTCGAGCAATTGAAAGATAAAAGACAGTACATTGACATCGGAAAAAAGAAAGCTACTAAGGACAAACCTTTGGACGATATTCAAAACAAAGTATTGTCAGACTGTTCAACATACATGTTAACCAATGAAGAGATTGCTGCATTACTTACAAGTATCATGCGTAATATCATGTTGCAGCCTCATAATGAAACGTTACTCCAAGATCAAGGAATCAACAGAGTTGATAGGAATACGCAATTAGTAACTGAGGTTCAAAGAGTATGGACAATGAGCTATTTGGAGAGTTTGCCTCATGATAATAAATCATAAAGGGGCGCTATTTGAAACTGAGCAAATGGAAATGATAGGACAGAAACTAGCAGCCGATCGCACAGTACAAGAAGGAAAACTATTCTCTGAATTCTGTATATTAGTTTATGAACGCTATGTGAACATCAGGGAAGTAGTAAACGACAATCGTTGCCGTAAATTGAATATAGAAGACTTGAGAAAGCGATTGGATATCAATACCATACAACGTTTTCTCGAATACTCTTCTGATGAAATTGAATTTTATATTGATTTTGCTTGTAAATATATTCAGATCGTGAGGTAGTGCTTTGGACCTAATGACTAAGCAAATGCTCAATAAGTTATTGATATGGATTAAGGAAGACGAGTTAGTAAAGTTCTATCAGTCTGGGCCATGGAGAAAACTTAGAGCAACAGCGCTAAGAATGTATGGAAACAAATGTACAAAATGCGGGAAAAAAGCGACGATGGTTCATCATAAGAAGAAGGTGAAGGATTATCCTTTGCTAGCATTACAGTTATCAAATGTTGAACCACAATGCAACAAGTGTCACAACAAAGAACATCCAGAAAAGCTTTCTAAATACAATCAGCCAAAATTTATGAACGAAGAGCGCTGGTGAAGCCCCCGGTCGCAACCAAATGCAAATTCTAAACAGGGGGGAGCGAAACGGGAAGGGGTTCAAGACTGCACAAAAAAATTAATTTTCTCGCGTGAGGGGGGTATGATACAAAATGATGGTCGGGAAGAAGTTAAAAGAGGTTCGAGAAATTCGGAAAATTAGTCAACGTAAATTAGCTGAAAAGTTAGGAGTTTCAAGGACTTCTATTGCTAGGTACGAACAAGGGAAAACTATTCCAAACGATGTAGTTTTGAAAGAAATATGTGTAGCATTAAATGTATCAGTTGACCTCCTTTCGGGAGGAAATGTAACAGAAAATACTGAATTACATGATACAAAAATTGATTTCAAAAAGCGTGCTGAAATCAAAGAGGGACTTATCGAACAGCTTGAAGAACAAGGGATTCTAGGTGCTCACTTCTTCGATTTAATTGATGACTACATGGCTTTTTGGGATATAAAGAACGAACTGCTACAAGATATTAAGACCAGAGGAGCTGTTGTTCCGTGGGAAAATTCTAAAACTCAAAAGGGATATAAGCGAAACGATTCAGTCGCAGAAGCCCAGAAAACCAATACTCAGATGCTTCGAATCCTCCAACAATTAAATATAAAAACCACCGAAGAAGATGGCGATCCTAATGAAGATGACTTCTAAAAATTTGTATCACTGGTCAATCGATCAATATATAAATAAAATTCGGAATGGTGAAATTTTAGCTTGTAAGGAGATACATGAGTTAATTGATTTTTTAGAATTAAAACTGAATGAACCAGACATTGTAATTGATGGTCAAAAAATTGATGAAGCGATTGAAAATATTGAAAAACACTTTCCATTTAAGTTATTAGATTGGGAAGTGTTTATTTTAGCTTTCGTTGTCGGAGTCTTATACAGCGATGGAACCTTGATGTTCAATGAATTTCTTATAATGATGGGTCGAGGCGGCGGCAAAACTGGCTTTATGTCAATTATAGAATGGTACCTAACGACTAAGCAGGGAATCAATAAATATCATGTGGATATTGTTGCGACATCGGAAGATCAAGCGAAAGAATCATTCGATGAAGTCCATACTATTCTGGAAGATAATAAGAAAAAGTATAAAAAGTTTTTCAGATGGACCATGGAAAAGATTGTATTTCAAAAAACTCGATCAACATTAAGATATAGAACCAATAATGCCAAAACTAAAGATGGCGGACGACAAGGAGCCGTTATTTTTGATGAAGTTCATGCTTATGAGAATGAAGATTCAATCAAGGTATTTACTTCCGGTTTAGGAAAGAAAAAGCATCCAAGGAGATTCTACTTTACTACTGATGGATATGTTCGTGATGGTTTTCTTGATCAACTTAAGTTAGAAGCGAAAATGATCCTTGCTGGAGAACGTCCGAAAAGAAGAACTTTTCCATTCATTTGCAAGATAGATGATCCAGAAGAAGTTCATGATCCTAGAATGTGGGAGAAAGCCAATCCTTCAATTCGCTATTTTTCCGATTTACGACAAGAAATGATGGATGAATACGAAAAATTGGAAGATAGACCAAGTTCTTATATTGAGTTTATGACCAAGAGAATGAATATCCCTTCAACAGATTCTTACCAAGAAGTTACTGATTGGGAAGTCCTGATGGAAATCACAAATATCTCTTGGCCTGATCTGAGAGGAAGAGCTTGTATTGGTGCAATTGATTACTCTGACACGACTGATTTTGTTGGTTTGGGTCTGCTTTTTAAGGTGGGCGATAAATATTATTGGTTGCACCATACCTTAATCAATAAAAAATCTTTAAAGAACAAAACATACAAAGTCGATCTAGAATTGGCGAAACAAAAAGGTTTGGTAACTTTTATCGATGATGAAACAAATAAACCTGAGTATCTAGTTAAATGGTTTATGGAAATGGCCAAGCTATACAACATCAAAATGATTACTGGTGATCTTTATCGTATAAATTATGTAGAAGAAAAATTTAAAGAAGCAGGATTCGGCAATATGAAGGTTGCGAGATCCGGTTGGAAAACTCATACGATGCTGCAACCAATTATCGAAGATTTATTTAGTTATAGAAATATTATTTATGCCAAAGATGATTTTATGATGCGTTGGTATACAAACAATACTTTTGTGCAGCGTGATGCGAAACAAAATATTACTTATGAAAAAATTGAACCAAAATTAAGAAAAACTGATGGTTTTGCAGCGCTTCTACATGCATTGCAGTTCAAAGATGAATTGAATGTTGTTGAAGTGAAAATTAATAGAAAACTCCGAAGTGTTACAGGAAACTAGAAGGGTGGTGAAAATGTGAGTGTTTTAGCAATTAGAGATTGGCCCATTATCAGGCGTTTCTTTTCTGATGGACAGAAAGGAAAATCAAATGATTTTAAAACGGTTTTAGAAGATTGGGGTCGAAATCCAAAATATAAACAATATGCCTTGAATGTGTGTATCAGCAGGATTGCGAATACTATTTCCTTGTGTGATTTTCAAACGTATGTCAATGGTAAGAAAGAACAAGGTGATAATTGGTGGCTATTTAATTATGAGCCGAATAAAAACCAAAACAAAACTGATTTCATTTTCGATCTGATTTATCAGATGATTTTCAATTATGAAGATGGAGCACTTGTGATTCAATCAAAAGAAGGAAATTTGATCGTAGCTACAGATTTTATAGTTGAAAAGTATTCATTTGAGCAAAATATCTACAAAAATATCACGTTACCAGGTGGCTACCAATTAAAACGATCGCTAAAAGAAGAAGATGTTCTCCACTTCAAATTGAATAACGGGAAAGTAAAAGAAATTATCGATAGTGTTTATGAAGACTATGGGAAATTAATTAACGGAACAATTCGGAATTACAATCGTGGGAATGCTATCAAATTGAAATTGATGATTGGAACTGCATTTGAGCAATTCAAAACTAAGATGGTTGAAAATCCAGATGGGACAATTAGCACTGAATACGATGAGATTTTAGATGAAATCTTCACCGAGAGATTTAAAGCCATTTTCAGCGACAAAGATTCATTGACACCTATGGAAGAAGGATTATCTTTAGACAAGATTGAAGCGGCACCGGGGAATACTAAAAGCGGTGCTGTTACAACTCGTGATATTACAAGTACATTCGAAGATATTTTAAATATGACGGCAGATGCAATGGGAATTCCACGTGGAATCATCAAAGGCGATGTAGCTGACAATGAAGGATTAAACAATAAATACATTGATGATGCTATCCGCCCGATTGCCGGTATTCTACAATTCGAAATCAATCGAAAGTTGTATAGGAAAGAATTGGTTCTAAAAGGGACAAAAATGAAGATCCAAACCAACGTCATTTATACACATGACCCAGTAGCGTTTGCTAATGCAGCAGAGGCTTATTTGCGTATCGGGGTTTATTCTCCTAATGATATATTGCTTAAATTAGGCGAAGAACCAATAGATCAAGATTGGGCTAATGAGTATTATGTGACAAAAAATTATCAAAACGCAAAAGAAGCTGAAAAAGAAATAAAAGCTGCAGTTGATAAGTTGCTGGGATTTATAAATTTGAAGGGAGGTGAATAGAATGGACAAATCGTTGAAAAATCATCATTTGGGAGAAGTAGCATTTCGCTTAGAAGCGAAGAAAAGCGAAACTTCACCAAATGAGACAGACTTATATCTTTATGGAGATATTGGTGATGGTTGGTGGGGAGAAACTATTACGGCAAGAGGAGTAATCAATGCGCTAAACGAAATCGAAACTGATGTGATTAATGTGCACATTCAAAGCTTCGGTGGCGAAGTATTCGAAGGGATCACGATTTCGAACTTATTTAAACAATCAGAAAAGACGATCAACGCCTATATTGATGGAGTTGCTGCTAGTTCAGCAACAATCATTGCCTTCGGTGCTGACAAAATCATTATGCCGGTCAATACACAGTTTATGATCCATAACCCTTGGACTTACGTTGCTGGTAATGCCGATGAACTTGAAAAAGTAGTTACTCGTTTACGGAAATCGGAAGATTCGTTTGTTGCAACATACATGGAAAAATTTGTCGGAACGGAAGAAGAACTTCGTGAGTTATTAAAGGCAGAAGAATTTTTGACTGCAGAGGAAGCTTTAGCCTATGGGTTTGCTGATGAGATCATTGAGACTGTTAAAGAACCGACTGCAGGCGAAGATATCAAAGCACGCCTGATGAATAAATATGGACAAAGAAAACCAGAAGATCAAAAGAACGAAAAAATGAATGATAAAGAAAATAAGAAGAGTTTGCTAGGTAATATGGCAAATGTTTTCAATTAGGAGGAAAAACAAATGACACTATTAAATCTAGATGTTATTAAAGGTGAGTTAGAAAAGCAGCGTGCTGCATGGTACGATGCTATGAAAAATGGTACAGAAGAAGAACAGAAGGCAGCGTTTAATGATTTCGCTGAAGGTATGCAAAATAGTTTTGCTGAGAAAGCAGAAGCATTAATTGAAGAAATCAATGAAGCTGCTCTTGATGAAAAAGCTTTAGTCGATCGTGGATTAATGAAACCAATGACAGCGAAAGAAAGAACTTTTTTCAATAAAGCGGTTGAAAAACAATCATTTGATGGCTTGGATGAAGTTTTTCCTGAAACGATCGTTGAAGATATTTTCTCACGATTAACAGAGGAGCACCCAATTATCTCTTTAGTAGATGCTCACCAAACAGGCGCGCTTATGAAATATGTTTATATTGATCCGACGAAGCAAACTGCTTTTTGGGGACGTGTGCCGGATGATATTAAACAAATTCTTTTGGACAGTATTAAGACGATCAACTTTGAAACAAGTAAGCTATCTGGTTACGTTGTAATGGTCAAAGGATTTTTCAAGTTAGGACCGGCTTGGCTAGCTCAATACGTAACTACAGTAATGTATGAAATTATGGCTGCTTCTTTAGAAATTGCAATCGTTCGTGGGAACGGGAAAGATCAACCAATTGGGTTGACAATGAAATTATCTGGAGCAGTGGATGGTGTTTATCCTAAAAAAGACCGCCTTAAATTGAATGATCTCAAACCTTTATCTTTGGCAGGTGTTCGGGCGAAATTCGCCGAAGAAAAAACTGATATTGGTGAGATGTCGGCTCTTGTTCATCCAGTGACATATTGGACAAAATTGTTTCCAAATCTTGCTTATCAAACAGATGAAGGTAAGTGGGTTCTGACGAATCTTCCTACTGGTGAAAAAATCATTAAAAGCTACGCAGTAGAAGAAGATGAAATGACGGTCGGCGTGTTGAAAAATTATTTGTTAGCTGTGTCTGGAAACACCGAACTTAAAAAATATGAAGAAACATTAGCAATTGAAGATTTAGATTTATTTGTCACTAAGTTTTATGGAACAGGTCTTGCCAAACACCAAAATGCTTTCTTTGTATATGATTTATCCGATATGCAAGGTGCAACAATGGCGACTGGTGATGGACCGATTGATGTAAAACGTCCAGGGCATTTATTGGAACCGACACCAGAAGAAACTAATGAAGAAGTAGAGAAACCATAGGAGGTATAAGCATGGAATACAAAGTGATTCGAAGGTTTGAAGATAACGACAGAATCTATGAAATTGGTGATCCATACGAAGGTAGTAAAGCACCAGCTCGTATCTCGACATTAACTAATCCCGAAAAAAACAAGTACGGACAAATCTATCTTGAAAAGGTTGAGGAAAAAGAAGAATAGGAGGATCTGTTATGGATTTTCCAGAAAAATATGACGATCTTTTTGAAATGATCAAAAAGAAACTTCGAGTTTCTTTTTCTGAGTTTGATGAAGATATTAAAGAATCCATTATTGAAGGAATGGCTGAAATTGAAGATAAAACTGGTAAACTTGACTTTTTGGACGGTGAAAAACTCAGTTCGATCAAAGGTAGAAAACTTCTAAAGTTATATTGTCAATACTCTTGGAACAACACTCTCCAGTATTTTTGGGAAGATCATAGAGCTGATATTATTTCATTACAAATTAGAGCTGCGCAAGAAAGGCGGGAAGCCGATGGGCAGAAAGAAACGTATTGAATCATACAATGATGGAGTATTACATTTCGGTAAAGTCAAAACAAAGTTAGGTAAAGCAAATAAAAAAATAGGAGAAGAGTTCTCAGAAGAGGGAACTCTTTTTTTTGAAGAGCTAGAAGCGCGAGAACAGGATTATCATTTGTTCCAAACGATGGGGAAAGAACTGTCACTAAAGTTAAAAACGCAATGCTCTGCTGAATTAAGAAAAACGATTGGATCAGATAGTGTAGTAAAAATTGATTCAATTAAGTATGAGGTTTCTAAAACTAGTTTGGATAAACAAAAGACAACACTTTATTGGTACTTAACCAAAGTAGGTGAAAAGTTTTGACGGAAAATTCTCAGATTAATAGCGCAAAAGAAAGATTGGAAAAAGCGAATAAGTTTTTGATTAAGACAATCGAGGATCTTTCAGGATTAAGTATTTTCCAAGATACAGTTAGCGATGATCAATTATCAGAAATTGAAGCGGATAAATGTGGCTATCATTATTTCCGTTTTGAAACAGGTGGTTTTAGCATGGCTGACAATAAAGCCGAATTGTCTCAATTGGTCCTTTTAGCTTTTTATTCTGAAAATCGTGATGATTTAGATGACTTTTCTCTTGATATTATTAGCGCGTTGCATGGGAAAGTTTATAGTTTTGAATCCTCGAAAAAAGTGGCAATCCAAAAAGGGAAACAAGATGCCTATATTGATGAGATTCAATTCATTTTTAGGCGGCGAATACCGTATGGCTGCTAATTTTAATTCAAGCACTAGTTGGGAAGTTGATTTAGTTGAAATCGATCGACTAATTGAGGCGATGAAAAGGATTCCTGATAAGTCGGAACAGATCATTAATAGAACTTTAGAAACAAAAATCGAGAAAGAGGCTGGCTCTGAAATTATTAAAGAGATGCCGTTGTCGGATCTTAAGAAAAGACTGAAAGGGCACGCTCATGCGAAAGAAAGTCGATCTCTGAACACTAAACATGAAAATTTAGGGTTTACTATCCGACCAACTGCTAAATTCAATTATTTGAAATATCCTGATTTAGCAATTGGAACGTCTTGGAAAAACGAGCCAAAAGAATTTATGAGAAAAGGCATGCAAAGAAAAGTACCAGAAATTACAGAAACACTGGAAAACGCACTACATGAAGAAATAGAAAAATCACTAGGAGGAAAATAATATGGGACAAACAATTATTGAAACATTTTACCCTGTTGATATCGCGAATGTCGCTGTGAAATTTAAAGATGATGCGATCGCCAAAAGTTTTGGTTGTACTGGAACACTTTCCGGAGAAACTGAAATGCGTGTCGTTTCTGCTAAATGCGGGGGAGTGACATTGGAAGAAAAAAGTAAACCTGTTCGAATGACTGGAACGATTTCAGCGTTTGTTAAGGTGGATGTTTATCGACGTATTTTTGGAATTAAGAACGAAGGTTTGAAGCCGGGTGTTTACTCATACGGAACAAAAAGTTTAGGAGAAGAATTTACGTTAACAGCTGATATTGTCGATGATTTTAAAGATGTCACTAAAGTGATTGCTTTTCCTAAAGCCAATTCTTCAGTTGGTCTTACTTTTACTATTGACACATCAAGTGATGAAGTTGCTCAACTTGAAATCAGTTTTACTGAATTACCTGACGAAGCAGGCGAATTTTATTACGAAGGATTTGTAGATGAAATGACAAAAGACTTAGCTGATCAATGGCGGAAAAATTTCAGTTATGATCTTGTCAAAGAAGATGGCGTAGAGCAGCCGTAGTAGTGAATGGAGGAAGAATGAATGAAAACAATCATTTTGAATAATGATGAGGAAGTAACGATTAATCCTCAAATCAATGCATTAACGATGAAAAATCTTCGTGACAAAGAGGGATTCAAAACTAAGTTGATCATTGGAGCAATGATTAAACAAGAAGATATTGATGAATTTGTCCTTATTGATAGCGTCTTTTTGGCATATCGCCAAGCCAACCCTCAAGGGATGGAGTACGAGACATTCTTATCCAAATATGATTTAGATATGGAAGAAGCAATGCCGATTTTAGTTGCAGTGATTAGCAAAAAAGGTCGACAAGAATTTGCGAAAGCTTTTAAAAAGCGAACTAGTAAAAAAAAGTAACTGGAGCAATGCCGGATATTCAAATAGAAGACATAGAGGATTTGTATAGCCTTTATGTCTTTATTTTTGGTGTCAATGAAGATGATTTTTGGCATTTACCACTTAGTTCTGTTCATGAAATAGCAATGAACAAGTCTGCGTTTGAGCAATGGAAGTTATCTGAAGAAGAGAGGAGGTCAAAACAAAATGGCAAATAAAAACAATGAAACGAAGGTCACGTTTAAAGTCTATCACAAAGAGTTCCGTCAAGGTATTCAAGAAATGGAAGGCGATGCAAAAAAGCTACGTCAAGAAATGAAACTTGAATCAGAACAACTCAAAGTAAATGGTACAGAGACTCAAAAATTGACAGCTGCATTAGGAAACCTCGAAAAACAATATGAAGTTGCTAAAAATAAAACAGAAGCAACTGAAAAAGCGTTAGAGGAGACTAAGCGCCTATTCGGAGATAATTCAGAAGCAGTGGCTAAAATGGAAAAAGAGTTACGATCTGCTCAAATCGCTGAACAACAACTAGCCAATAAAGTTTCTGTGACCTCCGATAAATTAAAAGAAGCGAAGCAAGCTGAGTCAGATCGGGCACAGCAAATGCAGCAGCTCAAATCGGAGCAAGAATCTCTTGCCAGCTCTTCTGAAAAATTGAATAAAGAATACGATTTACAGAAAGCGGCTTTAGGCAACAATGCTACGGAAGCTCAAAAAGCTAAGTTGGAGCAACAACGACTGGCAGATCAGATGAAAAACAGTGCTGATCAAGTTGATAATTTGGAAAAACAGCTAAGTCTAGCTAAAAAGGAATTTGGAGAAAATTCTACAGAAGTAGACAAGCTTGAAAAAGAGTTATTAGATGCAAAATTGGCCAGTCAAGAATTTACTAATGAGTATAAGCTTGCAACTGATGGTTTGAAGAATTTCAGCGACAAAGCAAAAAATATAGGATCGGGAATGCAGAATGTCGGGAAATCATACTCCATGGGGATTACTGCCCCGATCGTTGCTGGAACTGCTTTGTCAGTAAAAGCTGCTTCTGATTTCGAATCTGCGTTTGCCGGTGTAAAAAAAACAGTTGATGAAGCAGTAGATAGTAACGGAAAAGTAACTGTATCATATGGAGACTTGGAAAAAGGAATCCGTGATATGGCGAAAGAACTACCAGCTTCAGCTGCTGAGATCAGTGCTGTTGCAGAATCGGCTGGGCAATTAGGGATTAAGACAGAAAATGTGCTGTCGTTTACTAAAACAATGGTCGATTTAGGTGAATCCACCAATATGTCAGCAGATGAAGCTGCAACAGCTTTAGCTAGATTGGCAAACATTACAGGTATGCCCCAAAGCGAGTTCGACAAGCTCGGAGCAACGATCGTTGATTTGGGAAATAATTTTGCAACTACTGAGTCAGAAATCACTGCGATGGGATTGCGATTAGCCGGTGCTGGTAATCAAGTTGGAATGTCAGAAGCTGAAATCATGAGTTTCGCTGCTGCATTATCTTCTGTCGGTGTTGAGGCAGAAGCTGGAGGATCTGCTTTTTCTAAAGTAATGGTTCAGATGCAACTTGCAGTTGAAAAAGGCGGAGGAGCATTTGATGATCTAAAAGAGACAGCTGCAAAAGCTGGTCTTTCATGGGAATCAGTATCAAATGCCATTCGAGTTGGAGGAAAAGAGTTAACTTCTGTTTCTGGTCAAATGGGGCTTACTTCTTCTGAACTAAAGAAAATGGTCAAAGATGCAGATAAATCAGCTTCTTCACTAGATAATTTTGCCGATGTTGCTGGTATGTCCAGTGAACAATTTAGCAAAGCGTTCAAAGAAGATGCAACCGGAGCCATAATCAGTTTTATCAAAGGTTTAAGCGAAGCGGAAAAACATGGAACGACGGCCATTAAAGTTTTAGATGACATGGACATTAAAGAAGTACGCCTTCGAGATTCTTTATTAAGAGCTTCGGGAGCAAGTGATGTCTTTTCAGATGCTGTAAAAACAGGAACAGAGGCATGGGGAGAAAATACTGCGCTGACCGATGAAGCTTCAAAAAGGTATGAAACCTTTGAATCAAAATTAAAAATGGTAAAAAACCAAGTAACTGATCTAGGTATCGAATTTGGTGGTCCTTTAATGGACGCTTTATCAGATATGCTGGATGCTTTGAAACCTTTGTTTGAAATGTTGACTAAGGTCGCTGAAGCATTCAGTAACGCTGATCCGATGGTTCAAAAGATTATTATGAGCGTAGTTGCGTTAGTAGCGGCCATCGGTCCGTTGTTAATATTTTTTGGTAAGATTGCTACTTCAATAGGAGCGATAGCGGGATTATTTGTAGAAGGCGGCGCTTTAGCTGGATTGATACCTTGGGTTACGGGGACGTTACTACCAGCTTTGGGATCAATCGTTACTGTAATATTTAGTTGGCCTGTATTAATAGGAGCTGCTATCGCTGCATTAGTTTTCATTATTGTTAAATACTGGGATGAGATCGTTGATTTCACAACCAAAACCTTTAATGGAATAGCAAAGTTCTTTTCCGAAACATGGGAAGGCGTTTCAAAATCCGTTGCAGATGCGTGGAACAATATTATTTCTACAGTATCAGAATTCTTCTCAGGTTTAATTGATGGGATTGTTGAGAAATGGCAAGCGTTTCACGAAGCGATTAGTAGCAAGCTTTCAGATTTGGGAAAGTGGTTCTCTGAAACATGGACCGGAATAAAACAAGTAGTTGCGGATTTTTGGAACAGTCTAATTGAAATGACTAAACCGTTTATTGATACATTTGTAAAAATAATTACGGTTCCTATTTCGCTGATGCAAACTGCATTAGAAGCAATATGGTTGTTAATAGTGGCTGGGGCAACGATTGCTTGGGAAGCAATAAAAATAGCTACTCAATGGGCTTGGGAGCAAATTGTGAAATATATTATAGATCCGATAGTTTCTGTATACGATTTTATAGTACAGAAATTAACTGATTTATATACTTGGCTCAATGAAAAATGGAACGAAATAGTAATGGTTACTCGTGAACTTTGGCAAATGTTTAAAGAAGGTGTGATTACACCTGTGGTAGAAGTTTATGTTGCTGTTATCAATAAAATAGGTGAACTATGGAATGGTTTAGTAAATTGGTTTTCGAAAATTAAGGACTCTGCAGTGGAGATTTTTACTAATGTAAAAGATGGAATTGTGCTTAAAATTACCGAAGCCAAAGAAGGGGTTATCAATATAGCGAGTGGAATATGGCAAGGTTTGACTGAAAAGTTCGAACAAGTAGTCTCTATGGTTACGGAAAAATTCAACAAAGTTAAAGAAGCTATTATGACTCCACTAAGACAAGCCAAAGATTACGTTGGCAAAATGATTGGCGATATTGTGGACTTCTTTAAAAAGATCAAGTTTCCTAGTTTTGGCTTGAAGACTTCAACTAAGAAGGTTCTTGGAAAGGAAATTACTTATCCATCGGGAATTGATGTTAAATGGAATGCGAAAGGTGCCCTTTTCAAACGTCCAGTTGTTGCAGGGATGTACGGAGGACAAGCACAAGGATTTGGAGAAGCTGGTCAAGAGGCAGCGATTCCATTAACGCCGAAAGTATTAGGAGAAATTGGTCAATCTATCATGGCTTCACTTGGTAACAAAGAGATTATGTCACCAGTTTTAGACGGTTTATCAATGGCTGCACAAGAAAAAATGAGTACTGCTAACAAAGAGGAAAAAGATAGCAGTCAGGCGGTTGAATCATTGTTAGCGAAAATGGAAGCACTATTGGAAATGCTAGGTCAACAATCAAGTACACCAGAGGTGCATAATCATTTTGGCAAAGTCGATTTGAATAATCCGTCAGAATTGATGAAATTAGATCGACAAATGTATCAAATGGATCGTCAAAGCATGATTGATACAGGGGGTGGTTTTTAATGGAGCGTTTAAGCAAAGATACACCAAATTTTATTTGGAAAGGTGAAAATGCTCTCATTGACCACCGTTGTATGATTTTAGATGAACTAGAAGAAATCTCACCAAGTCCTAGAATTGAGGTTACATCACTTTTAGGACGTAATGGTGACTATCATGAATGGTATGGAGATTATGATTCCTTTGACCTAAGAATTCCAGAAATTACGATACCTTACAAAAATATCGAGAAGGTTAAACGATGGTTGACCGGGAAGGGGAAATTAATCACACATAATAATCCGGATAAATATTTAGAGGCGCATTGTAACATGAATACGCCATTATCGTTTAAAAATGAAATGGGTCATTTTTATAAGTTTGAACTATCATTTCGTTGTCAGCCCTTCAGGAGAAAGGTGGGAGAAGAACCTAAGCTACTGCGTACGGGATCCAATATAATTCATGATCATGGAACAGAGATAGCCCATCCGTATTTTGAATTGGATTCAGCTGGAGGGGTTGTGAGAATTACTATCAAAGATAGATCAATTGAATTGATAGATACAGCTGTTGGTTTATGTACGATTGATACTCAACTTGGAAATTGTATACAGAATGGAAAGCGGATTAGAAGTAAAGGCGACTGGCCGTTAATTTATCCAGGAGACAATACGATTCTCGTTGAAGGAAATATCCAAAAAGCAACTGTGCTTTTAAGGAGTGTGTGGATTTGAGAAACAGGACATATGAGGTTTATCTATATGAAGATATTCCAAAAGATTTTACTGAACACGGAATAACTTTGATTGATTTTGAGCAGTTACCAGAGATTACTAGAAGTATTAATAGTACCTATTCTTTTTACGGTGTTTATAAATTGAATGGTCAATTTAGAGAGGAAATCAAACGAGATAGATATGTAAAAGCAATATGGGAAGATGGTTCTTGGCAATTCTTCAAAATCTTTAGTGTTCGAAAAAACCTATCGAATGTATCGTTTACTGCGCAGCATATTGGTTTTGAAGCGAAGAGAAATTTCATACCATCGAGTTTTACTGCAAATGGAAACGGCAGTCAAATAATGTCAAACTTAGCGAGTAATTTAGCTTTTAAACAACCATTTGTCTACAAATCAGATATCACCACTAAACATCAATTTACTGCGAAAGAAGTCAATCCGATAGATGCAATGATTGGTCAAAATAATGGCAATCAAAATTTAGCTGGAGTTATCAGCGGTGAACTTGATATGGATAACTACAATTTGACGATGAAGCAAAGAATAGGAACTGATAGTGGTTTTCGAATCGATTTTGGTATCAATTTGGAATCTATAGAAGAATTTTCAGATGACTCTTCTGTCATTAATAGTCTATATCTTGTTGGTGGGGAACCGGAAGGGAAGCAGTATGATAGTGATCAACCGCCTATAACTTATAAGTATTTAGAAGTGAGTGGTGTTAACGATCAAAATAAACGAATAGGAAGACGAGAAAATAGTGAGTGCAAAACGACCGGCGAACTAATAAAGTGGGGAAAATCATTATTTGATAAAGAGAGAATCCATGAGCCAAAGGTTACACATTCAGTTAATATGATTTCTTTAGAAAATACAACTGAATACTCAGCTATCTATAATCAAGTATCTAGACTTCATTTTGGAGATACAGCTCAAGTTCGTCTGAAAGAAATAGATATAGAGATTGAAGAAAGGCTCTTTGAAGGTGTGTTCTATCCGACACTATTCAAATGGAAATCCGTCGTTTTGGGTAATGACCTAAAAAAATATTCCAATAATATCCAGACTCAACTTGTAGAGGCAAAAAAAGAACTTGTAAAAACATCAGAAAAAATATCCAAAAATCTTATTCAAGCATCTCAAATGATTACAGGAAACTCAGGTGGTCATGTGATACAAGTTCCTAAAAACGAACCTTCTGATATCGGTATCATGGACACTGATGATATCACCACAGCAAAGCATGTATTGCGGATGAATAAATCAGGAATCGGATTTTCGAAAAATGGATGGAATGGCGATTTTCTTACAGCATGGACTATTGATGGCATATTTAATGCTGATTTTATCAGGTCTGGAATTCTAGAAGGGATCATGTTCCGAACTTCTTTTGAAAAAAGTTTCACTGGGATTGAGATTGAAAAAGGTAGAATTAACTTTATTGGTTGGGATGGAAAAACTAAAATAGGAAGAATTACCCCTGTAAGTAGTAAAGATGCAGAAGGAATAAGTATTATTTTAGAAAAAGGAAACTTTTTTATGTTAACTGACGGCGACGGCGCGAAAGTATTGGAAATTCCGTACAATTCAAAAAGAGATGCGGAATTGCTAAATACTTTCGGGACAATGACTCATGATGGTGATTTACATGTTAAAGGTGATTTGTACATTGAAAGAGGGAAACTATTTATCGATGGTCAAGAAATCAAACCAGGTGGAAATGGAAGCGGAGGCGGTGGAGGCGGTGGAGTGCCACCCGAACTAACAACAGATCAAGAAAAAAATGCCTGGGCGATTTGGCAGTTCTTCAAGGAAAAGGGATGGTCGGTTGAGTCGATTGCTGGAATGCTTGGGAATATGCAATCAGAATCTGGAATCATGCCGGACATTGACGAAATTAGCGGTGGAGGCGGTTATGGTCTTGTGCAATGGACACCAAAATCAAAACTTGTTGATTGGTGTAATGATCGTGGGCTTGACTATCGAACGTTAGATGCACAGTGTCAAAGAATCCAATGGGAAATGGAAAACAACGTCCAATGGTTCCCTAATTACGAAAGACCGGATCTAGCGAATATTAGTTTCAAAGAATTTACTAAATTGAAGGATGTAAAACTTGCCGCTGATTACTTCATCGCATTTTATGAACATCCGAAAGATGTTAATCAACCAATCCGCGGAACTCAAGCGCAATATTGGTATGACAAGTTGAAGGATTTGAAACCACCAACCGCTGGATGGCTTTCACCAGTCAGAGCAAATTATGTAGTCACGCAAGAATGGGATGAACCAGATTACAATAGCGGAGGCGCTGCAGGCACTCACGGCGGCATTGATTTGGCTTCTGTTCCAGCTGGTAGCACACCCGATATTTACGCAGCTAACTCGGGAACGATCATGACCGTAGGAAGCAATCCTACTTTGGAAGGAAATTACATCATGATAGATCATGGTAATAGCTATTACACTTACTACGGACATTTGAGCAGTATAAATGTTAAGCAAGGGGATAAGGTAACCAATGCTACTGTTATTGGTGTAATGGGGACTACGGGAGCTTCCACAGGTGTTCATTTGCACTTCGAAGTCCGCAGAGGCGATTCAACTGCGACATCAAGAATCAATCCACGTGATGTCATTACATTTTAAAAGAAAGGAAAATGCACATGTCAAAATGGGCGGGTACATTAAGTACAACGGAACCATACAATCATTTGGGTGTATTGCCAGTAAGACAAGGTAATGTCAATAGTGAAATATTTGATTTTAAGATAGTGCAGAATGGGGTGCCCTATGATCTAACAGGATTGCGGGTACTTTTTTGTACAAGTTTCAAACAATATATTTTGATTGAAAAAGAAGCGACTGTATTGAAGCCCAAAGAAGGGCTTTTTCAATTTGTGATGGATGACGACTGTATGCAACGGGTCGGCGATCAAGAGGGATACTTCGAAATCTACGAAGATGGCGTTCTATTAGACACCACTCAAAATTTCACGTATACAATTCAATCCTCAATCCTTAAAATGTTGATTGATGGAGAATCATATATCCAGCGATTAGAAGATTTATTGAATCAATTGAATGATGCAATCGCCAATAGTAACGGAGAAATCGATAAACTATTGGAAGATTGGATGAAGTTTGTTGAAGATAACAAAGAGCTTTTGGAATCAATCGACCCAGGAGGAGCACTTCTAAACCAATTGAATGAGCTGCAGAAGCAGCAAGAAGAATTAAACGGAACGTTACAAACAAACGCAGCACTGCAAATCGGCGGAGAGACACCAAGACCTGTTTTTTCTTCTGCTCTAAATTTGTTGCGACAAAAAATTGATCAAACTAAATTTAATGTACTGCATATGACCGATATCCATACAGACTACGGTTATGAACGAACATCATGGAAATATGCACAATATTTCTGGTCACACCTAACGAACATGCAGTCGTTACAGGATCTAGCGGATGTAGCGATTTATAACGGCGACAATGCAGATTGTTACATTAAGGATAAAGAGATTTCAGAGCAACAACAAAGGAAATTCGGCATTAAAGCAATACGATCCGCCGCCATTCCGACGTTTGTAAATCTCGGCAACCACGATAACGGATCGCCGCCGTTTAAACGTGATATTGGTAAAGTCATGCCGGGTGACATTATCACCAACGAAGAGTTTAAAGATTTTTACGAATCAAAAACAAAATTGTTTGACGAAGTAAGAAACGGCGATAGCTTGTATTTTTACAAAGACTTCGAAGACAAGAAAATCCGTGTGATTGGTTTAAATACAAATGACAATAACCAAAACGTATTTAACGCTGATGGAACATACAAATACGGATCACACGATCATTTTGCAATGCAACAAGAGCAGCTCAAATGGTTGGCAGATGTAGCGTTGAAAGTGCCAATTGATTATCATGTTATCGTTTTTGGCCATTGTCCGATCCACGATGAAAAATTTGATAATCGGGAATGTCTAATCAAAATACTTGAAGCCTATAAGCTAGGAACAACGGTACCAATCAAGAGTGTTTATCCTGATCACCTAGTCAATTTTACTGCAGACTTTACTCAGCAAGGGCCAGCGACTTTAGTTGGCTATATCTGCGGTCACTGGCACGACGAAGGGTTTAACCAGCTAGGCGAAAGTATAAAGTTTACGCAAATGCGATGCTTAAATGGTGGCTTTAGCGATCCGACATTGATAGACACACCTCAAGAAGATTGCTGGTCTGTGTTGTCTGTCGATACTACAGCTAAAAAAGTAGATGTATTTGGTTTCGGTCGGGCAACCAATCGATCATTTACGTATTAGGGAGGCGATGAAGAATGAAATTTGATATAAAAGAGTTGAACTTGCTTCCTACAGTAAAAAAACTAATTCTGTTGTTAGAGAATCACATCGGGTCGAATGAGCTGGAAGCACATAAACCAGTAAACGGATTTACGAATGGCTTCGCTACGCCGGAAGTATTTAAAGGAGCTAAAAATATTAGGCTCCAAGGTGCATTGAGGCAATACAATTCTGTTTTTGATATTCCGCCTGGGCTGTATGAGACATACGCCGATTTCAGCGGATTGCCGGGAGGATTGAGCAATACGGGTGCTTTCATCCATTTAAGAATAGAAGTAGGTGGTGGAGCTAGAAAACAAATATGGTTAACCGAAGGATATGAAGGTCGATTATGGTATTATACGATGCACACAGACGGCTCTTCATACAATCCGGAAGGTTGGACATATCTTCCCCGGATTCAGGAAGTTTGGGCTGGCACAGCAAAAAATGCAGGGGATATTATTACACTAAATCAGCACATGACGCATTTTAAAACTATTAGAGTGTGGTATGAGCTTGACGATGGGATATCAAGAATTTGCCAAGAATTCGAATCAAATCAATCATTTAACTTGCGTGAGTTTGATGTGTTTAACGGACCAGCTGGAGCGATCCTATTTGAAATCCGCATTACCAGGAATTCACATACTCAACTAACAGTTACGCAAAACAAAGGTCTTGATCTTGGGACAATGAAAGATATAACTAGCAATTTAAGAATCAGAAAAATAGAAGGAGTGGCGTAAATGAGTACAAATTACTTCAAACAAGAACTAGTCACTCCGGATGCAACAATCACTAACGGCGCTCACAAGAGACAAACTCTTGAGAGTGTCGTTTATTCATACGACAACAATGTATCTAAGCTGATCATTCCGGTTGCGACTCCTAAAATCTTTGAACTAGATTTTGAAGATGTCGAAACAATCAAGGTGCTTTTAACTGTCACGCAAGATGGGGTAGTCAAGAAAATTGAAGATACAGCTACCATCGAAGCTAACCACCGTAGGCGAATATCTTATATCATCACAGATCGTTTAAAAGGCTACGCAGGTAAAGTGATCATGAATGTCTATCTCGATCTAAAAAATGGCCAACAAATCGATTTAGCCGAGTATGGTTTTACAATGGTCCGTTCTGCTATCGATCAGAATATGCCAGAGATAGAGGAATTCTATTTTAAGTCGCTAGATGATGTGATTACATCTTTACAGGTAAAAGTTGATCAAGAACTTGAAAACTTCACCAACGGATTATCAGGCATCAATGAGGGATTGGCAACAGCTGCAGACACGATGAATCAGTTAATGGTAAAGGTAGATGATAATCAACAAAAAATCATTAATCAAGATATTGTGACCATTAGTGATCTATCAAGTATTTTTAGCGGTAAAGAAATTCTTCTACAAACGACTGCAAACTTTATCAATAAGGTATCAGCTAGTGTTGTCGAGAATCCTCATAGAATGTTTTCAAATATGGGGAAAGATACGTTAAATCCTAACCAATTTGATTACGAGATAAGTTCAACATCCTATTCTGATTCAGCAGAGTTAGATAATAGAATTTATACAACTCAAACGAAAGTTGCGGATCAAAAAAGGCAAGTTTGCAGCAGGTTTGATTTAATCGCAGATATTGAATATAAGAATCCTGGTCTATTTGATTCTTTAGGTGCAACAACACTGGCTCAAAAAGTCGTTACTGCAAGAAAGCTAGTTGATGGAACAATCAGACCTGTAGCTTATGTCAGCGGTAGTGGTGCAAGTTCTACCGCACCGGGGACGTCTCGCTACCAGGTTAATTTACAGATATACGGAACGACTTGGCACGGTGGAGCCACAAACACCACGAATAAGATCACTATGTTAGAGTATAAAAACCAAACAGGGCAACGAATACAAGACGATGGGTGTGTGTATGTCGTTTTATATGCGCCGCCGAGTGATGGAACTGCACCTAGTGTGGTTAATATCGATCAAGTTTATTTGGAGTATCAAATCAAATTCAAGATGTCGGATTTGTATGCTAAAAAAAGCGAGTTTGATGCGTTGACTGCAAGAGTAACGGTGCTAGAAAGTAAGGTGAAGTAATGGAATTTAATAAAGGATTTAGGAATGGTTGCTTGTTGGCCATTCCTTTTTGGGTACTCATGTTTATTGCAGCAAGAATAATTTTTGGAAAGTAGGAGAAAGAATGAACGAGATTTTAGAATTAGTAAGAGATCAGCTAACAAAAATGGGAAGAGATAACAGCTGGTTCTTTGGAATCATGGGAGCTGCTGTATTATCTATACCGCAGTGGGTGTTCTCGGATGAGTGGACGGTATCGCATACGGTATTGATTGGGTTGTTATTAGCTGTTTTGGTGTTGGACTGGATCACCGGGCGGATGCTAGCCCAACGATCGAATGTTGTTCGTAAAAAGACAGAGGTTGTCATTGATTCGCTTATTAGAGACGGCTTAATATTCCTTGTATGCGGCATTTGTTATTGCATCGATTTTTTGATTGGCACACATTCAGTCATTTTTACAGTTTTTACTGCAGCGTTTATTTATCATAACTTTTCTTCCTTTGTTGCAAATGCAACTGTGTTGGGCTGGGAGAAAAACTATCCAATGTGGCTATTTAATTTGAGTTTGAAGTGGTTGCATGATGAAGTATATGCAAAGATGGACAAATATTTTCCTGATCGAAAGGATGAAAAACATGAGTAAAGAAATCGTCAAAAATGAAGTTGTAAAAGTAGTTGCTGAAATGGCAAAACGAGAAGTACCAAATGAAGTGAAGAAAAGGACCGCTGTAGCAGCAATCAATCGTTTCTTGATTGAGAACAAGGATTTATCTCTGTCTGATAAAGAAATCGATGATCTGATTGAGGAGGTTGTTTCTGATGGCAGCGAATGA